GTGTTTGGGTCGTATCTTAAGTTGTACCACTGTCTCATTGATTTATAAAGGTAGGCTTGGTTTGCCTCATTTAAGTTTAACGAGAAGTTAAGTGTTACATCAACCGCTGTAGTATCAGGAGTACCTGCAAACGATCTAGTTACGAATTTGTATTTTTGTTCAATAGCACCAACTTCTTTATATAAATCTAATCCTGAGATTGAATTAATATGCTGAAGCATAAGTGGCGCATCCGAAACACCTGCTGGTGGAAGGATTGTAACTTCGAACAAGTTACCTTGTACTGGTTCGAAGTTTCTACCTTTTCTAGACGTTTGGTCTTGATTATAATGTGGTAAAGCCATGTTTTATTAATGTTTTATTTTTTTATATATCTAATTAACCTAAGTTACCTGATTGAATTTCTCCAGTATTTAGAATTGTTGTTCTATGAACTACGATTTCTAAACCTTTTACTGGTTCAACATAAGTATCGATAATACCCATATTGTTGTCAATAACTTCATTAGTATTGTTAGATTGATCCATTACGTTTTTAAATTCATAAACTCCACCGTCTTGTTTAACACTTTCCATAAATGAATCTGCTAAAGTTTTAATTTCAAGTCTTGTTTGAACATTATTAAATTCAAATACGTAATCTTTAAGAATATCTGCCATACCATCTTGAATATAAATAAGTACTTCTCTAACGTGAGCTGAAGAAAGTGCAGATTTAATAGATTGTTGCGCAGTTTTATTTCCTAAGATTGTTAATCCAGTTCCTCTTTGGAATACAATCGGGTTGATTCCGAACGGCTCTAGGATGTCTCTATCATTTTTATCAAATGAATATTCAGCTCCTTTAACGTTTGTACCAGAAACAACTCCACGTCTTGGACCAGCAACGATTGACCATGGTAAAGCGTTAGTGTATTTGTCCATGTAGTTATTTGCAACGTAAGCAGCTGCTGGAACGATAATATCTTTTCCATTGTCGCTTACGATTAAACCAGGTCCGTAGTAGAATGCATAGTTTGCTCCTGCTGCGATGCTAGGTAAAGCATAAACCTTTGTAGGGTTTTTATCTTGATTACCTCCGGTTGCGATATAAGCAGTATCGAATGCTCCTTCTGAATCCGTAAATGATGGATCTGTAGATTTTTTAAAATCTTCAATAGTTGGTGCATTTAAAATAGCTGATGCATTTTGTCTGTCTTTTGCTAATTGAGAAAGATTTGATTTATTATTTAAACCGTTTACGTCAAAAGAAGTAAAAGTATCAACAATATATCTAAAGTCAATCATATCTTTATCAACTAATGCATTGTATAATCCAACGCCTCCTGAAAGAACTGATAAATAGTCGCTTAAGTTTTTAACTGAAATTTCAGCTTTTGGTAAAACAAAAGTTTTATAGTGAGAAGCTGCATTTTCAAAAGATTTAATATAGTAACCTGACCATATTGCCTCTGGTGCGATATCACAGAATACTGTATATGTATTTGCAGATTTAGAAACTCTATTAACTCTTGCAATTCTATTAGTTGTAGCAGATTTCACATAGTTTCCTATTGCAATTGGGAAAGTTGCTGGAGTATTTGGCGCAGTTAAATAGTTAACAGTGAATGTTGTTCCATTTGTTGCATACGTAGCAGCAGTTCCTAATAAACCAGTAAATGATTCAGTAATCGCTCTTGTGTTACTTACATGATAAAAATTAAGATCAGTACTTGTTCCAGATAGGGCTTCGTATGTAGATTCTTTAATGTCAACATCACATACTAATGTAAGTGTTCCTTTTGCAGGAACTGCAGGTTGTGCTGGAGTAACTCCATTACTTGCAAAAAGATTTAAACCATCTACGCTATCATTTAAAGACGCAAATGTTCCGTTAACTGCAGTAAGTATAGTACCGATAGCTGGATCAAATGATACAGTAAACGCGGTGTTTGCGACACCAGTACCAGCAAATAAGAATGATCCTGTTAATGGAACTGGTTCAGTCATATAATTATTAAAAACTGCAGGATCTGAGTTTTTAATATGTATAACTGTATTTCCAGGTAAAAGGTCTGTAGTATCTCCACTTAAAAATTCATAAAATGAATTTTCGTTTGGTTTATTATAAGAAAGCGGAACGGCAGGGATAGCAGCTGCTGTTTGAACCCAGTTTGCTGTTTCAATTAATGCGTATTCTCCATTAGTAGCAGCAAGTAGTGAATCTTCACCAATAAATGCTTTGTTTGCTTCTACTTGTGTAATGTCTGTAATAGTTAATGTATCTCCAGTAACCGTAACAACGTTTGCTGGTACGATATCAATCGGGTGATTTGAAAGAACTGCACTTTGTTTAACAACATGTGATAACAATTCGTAATCTTGATCTTCATCAACAATATGTCCAACAAAATCAACTTTAGTTCCATTTTCATTAATTACTTGATCTTCATCAACAGCACAAAATAAACCTGTTCTTCTTGCTTCTGTATTAATAATTGATTCAATATATAAGTTTCTACCTTCTAGGTCTTTAAATCCCGGTAAGATAGAACCAGTGTATTGCGCGATTAAACTAACCTGTCTTAAATTAGCAAATTCGTTTAATAAAGCCTTGTCTAATCCATCTGCTGTAAAATATTTAGAGTAGATTGGGTCATTTGACATAGTAACTGCATCAAATTCTCCTCTGAATACGAATACATCAATCATGAAATCTGAAATTTTATCAAAGTCATTTAAGTATTCTGGAACATTTCCTTCTCCGTACCATTCTCTTGCAGTTAAATCAAATTCTCTAACTGAAGCAGCTTGTCTTACAATAACTGTAATTGAATCTTGTTTGATATTTACAAAGTTTAATAAGTTATTGTCACCAGCATTAATTTCTGCTAAAGTAGCAGCATCTGAAGGTGTCATGAATTTATCATTATCAAAGAATTTATCATAAACTCCGGTACCATTTACTGACAAATTAGTTCCTGTTTGAGAACCGTTTGTCGAAGGTGCTTGAAATGATGCAACATCACCTTCTGTAAATTTAGCCAAGTTCAATGCTAAAATCGGACCTCTTGAAAGAGCTTCGATACATGATCTGTGGAAAAACATTCCCTTTTTTTCTAATCCTTTATCAATTGAACCAAAAACATTGTTAAATGTTTCTTGTGAATCAATTAAAACTGGAGTGTTGTAAGGTCCTTTTCTAGAGTGACCTACTACTAATCTAAGAGTCTCAACGTTAATGTTCGCTGTTTGAGATTTATCAAACTCAAGTCTATAAACTCCTGAGCTCTTAAAATTTAATAATTGCGGACTTAGTGCCATAATTTTAAGTGTATTTTTTTTCTTTTATTATATATCCTTTTTTTAGATGGAGATTACAATAAATCGTAAATATCGTATTGCATATCACCTTGAACATCATTGTCTTTATAAAGAATTTTCTCCATTAAATCATGTTTTTCGGGTTCAATAACATCCAATAATTCTTCGACATAATCTGCGTAATCGGTTGTTCCAAAAAATTCAGTTGCTGTGATACAGGTCATGATGGTATCATCTTTTCCCATCTGCGCAGCGTAACTTCCATTCTTAACAGTACCAAAAAGACTGGCTTCTTGAACTGTCGTTATATCGTTTATTTTAATTCGGTTTGTTTCAATTAATTTTTTAAAGTTTTGACAGAAAATTGCCTTATTATCTGATTTTAGTCTAAGTCCAGCCTTTGGGACTTTTGAATCATGCCTATGTTTAAATCGTAGTACCATTTCGTCCTCAAAATCATTTCTACCTGGGAAAACTGTTGAAAGATATTGTAACAAAATACTTCCATAAGTATTAAATTCAATAATCATTTTAACGTTTTCTGAGTTAAAAACATCAATTGCTAAAGTATATAATATTTTTGCGAAATCTTCAATTGGATGCTCGTTACTTCTAAAAACAGCAACTTGATTAATCATAAAGAAATCGTACATCGCACCTGGTGTAATGTAATTTTCAATATGTTTATCCTCCATTGGCTCAACTTCAAACACGTTAATAACTGAGAAATCTCCACCGTTTCCTTCGGCAATATCTACTGAAAATAGGTAATATCTGTCAGATTCTGCTGCTGATTCAACATCAAAATCTGGATCAAAGGCTAAGAATCCCTGAGTGTCAATATGGATATTCTCAAAATCTTCAAGATCATGCCAAACAAATTTCTTTGCATTTTTACGGATACTTTTCATAGTACCTGGACTTAATAGTAAACTCGATGAACTTGTAAATTCATTTCCATACTGTCTATTAAATGCATCTTCTGATCCAAGGTTTCCAAGTTCTCTTTTATACCATGCATCATCTCGATCTGGATGTTGCCACCAATCGATCCTGGTTGCTTTATATTCATTTTTTCCTTGTTCAGCATCAGCAAAGATTTCATAAAACTTATTAAATCCATTTGGTGTAGAAGTAATATTGATCCTTGAAATTTTAGATGCAGAAAGTGTAGGATAAACGTTTTCATAGAATGAATCCACAATAGTAGGATGTACGTGAGCAAACTCATCAAGATATAAATTGTGAATTGTAAAACCAATACCAGATTTTGCAGTTGTTGACTGTCCAACCAAACGACAACCATTATCAGATCTAACGTTCATAACGTCATATTTGATAATTCCCGGTTTCATAAAGAATGGTAAGTTTTCAATAACTACCTTTGCTTTGTCAATAATCTCTTTTGTTGATTCAGATTTATTCGCTAGTAATAATGTAGTTTTGTCATAATTAAATGTCAAGTACCATGCATTAAAAATAGAGGCGGTTACGGTTTTACCCATCTGTCTGGATGCCAATACAATATTAAATCTATTATGTTGGAAATCTCTTAATAAGTCCTTTTGATATTCTCTAAGTTTTACTTTTTGAACCCCATTATCAGTCATTACAACTGCATAGGTTTCAGCAAAATATACAATATCATTTGCACACTTTGCTAATTCTGCGATTTCAGCATCTGTATATTCAAATACAATATTACCTTTTCTTAGAAATTGTTTACCTTCATAAAATGGAAGACTCACTTGTGGTCTATAACCTTTATCAAGAGCAACTACTAAGTCATTAACTATTTTCGTCGACCATATTAGTTTCTGAGAATCTGCATTTGCATCTTCGCTTGGAATCCATTTATTGTCTCCTACGTAACCATCATTTGCCATATTATTCTGTAATTTCTACGTCCTCGATTTCATTTTCGTTATCATCAATTCCGGCTCTAATCATTCTCATTAGGTCTTTTGAACCTCTTTGAATGTTTCCAGAAGATGAATCTCCACCTGAAGATTCGATTTCTCTAATATCGTCTTTTTTACGGTAGATTTCAATATCTCTAGCAATTCTTTTGGTACTTTCCTCGGTTGCCATTAAGTACATTGTTTGAGATTTAATAATATCTAGCATTGATTTTTGAAGAGTTGCAAGAACTTCAAACATTCTTGGTGCAACTTCTCCATCTTCAATTGCTTCTAACAGGGTTGTTAGTGCTCTTTCACCGGCTTGTAATTGATAAACTAATGAACTCATTGTCATTTCGTCCATCTTCTTTTTAGCTTGGATATATTCGTCCTTTTCAATAATGTCAGCATCAAGATAAAATTTCATTAAGGCTGAAATTGTTTTCTTTGCTTTTCTAGTTGAACTTTCTTTAAGTTCACTAAAAGACATATATGTTTCTGGTCTTTTTGCTGGAAGTTTTGGGTCTGTTTCAATAACATCTGAAATCTCACGTGAACTGTCGTTACCGATTAATTCATCAAGATCCCGTCTAATATCCTCAGCCTGGTCTTTTATACTTTTATTTTCTGACATAGTAATTGTTTGTTAGATAGTATATGTATCAATATTATCTTGCGTTAGCAAACTTCTGGAATCCTAGTGATGGTATCGCATTGTCAATAACCTTTGCTAATTGATTATCTCTAACAACATATTGATTTAATACATTTGAGTGTTGTTCAAATTCGATTGGAGTATTAAATACTCTAATGTTTGTCATAAACATTCCATTTCCTCTTAATCCGTAATTTGAAGTATTGTCCCATGTTAACTGTGTTGTCATCGGTCTATTTTCAACAAATTCTTGAATTAAATTATTAGAAGACATCTGTGGCGTTGTAATTTGGCCTGGTGTAAATTTGTTTAAGTTACTATCAGGATCTAAACTATATATTGAAACACCCAACTGCGAGAATGTATTGTTAACATTAACAACGTAAGCATACCATTTATTTGGGTTAAAAGTTATTCCATGTGTAAATGCTTCAGTTATTTCATTAACTTTAAATTTGAATGATGTATTAGACAATGTTAATTGAAAACCAGTTATTGATGTATTATCTCCAAAAACATAGTGTTCATCTGTTGATGTTAAACTAAATTGAGGAGAAAACCATCCAGTAAAAGCAGCATTAGCACCGATTTCAACTTTAGATTTAACATCGTAGAATAGTGCTCTATCATCTAATGGAAATGTTGACAAATCATAATAATTTTTACTAACAACAGTCCATCTATTTTTAAGATCGTAATCTTTAATTTTAAGGTCTTTATTAACAAATTCTCTAATTCCATCTCGATATGTTGTAATAACGGTCTGAAATTGTTCTTGTTTTAAATTTTTAGTGTATTCCTCTTGAATCTTTTCTCCAAATATTTCATCTATTCCAGTTACTAGCACATCAGTTGCTGCATCAAATTGACCTTTGATAACATCTGTTCTATCTTGATATTTTACTAATTTAACTCTCCAATATGAATGGGATTTATTAAATTCATCTGCTAATGAAACTGAACTTACTTCATACATTCTATTAATAATTGGAATAAACATATAGTCTTTATTTCTTGGATATTTTCCAAGTCCAAAATGTGATTCAAATTCTTCAGCAGTTATATGTACTTCAAAATCTTCTAATTCAATTCCAAATATGTCGTACGAATTTGCTTCAGTTGGAAATTCATTATCAGGAACCAATACTTTTATTGTTTGATTATCGACAACATTATGCAATGAATATTCCATAAGAATAACATCACTTGTTCTTAAATCAGGTTCAGTTTTAAAGTAATTAACCTCATGCCCAAATATACCATTAATAACGTTTGTTAATTGCTTGTATATTTTAACTGATTTTGTTAGCGAATATGGATTAAATTGATTTGTTGTGCTACATGAAACTTGAATATTTGCGCAACCACTCATTGCGAATGGATCAGCACATTCAACACAAAAATTTGGACATGATTCGATAATACCATCGACTGTTTCGATTGTATATGTTATTGATAATAGGGAAATTGAACATCCGGGAATAATCCCAGCAACTTCATTTTTTACATCAATCCATACTGGCTTTGTTGTATTAAATGTAAGTGACAATAGGTCTCCATACGCTTGATTATTATTTAATGGATTAAATTCTGAAAAAATTGTGCCATCCTGAGACCATCTATATTCATATTCAAAGAAATTATCAACATCCGTTGTAAGATAGTATTGAATACCATTCCCAGTAACTGTTAGTGTTTCTTCGACTACAAGTTCTAAAGATGAAACAATGCTTTCAACAGTATACTCAACATTTCCGATGATAATAGTATCTCCAACTTCAAATGCGGATGTGAACTGTGTCCCAACTCCAATAACTATGTTTTCCCCTGCTACGATATTAACAGTTCCAGTCGTAAATGGAGTTTTAAGTCCTGCTAGAATTTCCCAGTCAATAATTTTTAGGGTATTAGTGTAAGGTGTTTGTAATGATGCTATAAAAAAATCTCCATATTCATTAGCAGTATATCCTGTTACCATTATTCTTCATTTTTTTTATTAACAATATCTTGTGGTGTATAAACTTCACCGGCAATCCATGATGCTACAAATCCAGTTAATGAAACAAAGTATAAGGCAAGTTCTCCAATATTGGCTTTAAACCAAATTGCTCCGGCACCTGCAATTGCCCAAATAACAACTACAACATAAATCATAACCTCTCTTCTTGAGTTTGGTCCTTTTTTAAATATTGCGGATTTTGTACTGGGTCTTTTTGCTTCAGCCCAAATATATGTTGCAGCGTATGCTGTTAGGGATCCAAAATAGATTGCAAGATCTGCAAAACTAGCTGTTTTATAGGCTCCTAGGAGTCCCATAATTACCCATAGAGAAACTATAAGGTAAACAAGACCTTCTCTCTTTCCAAAGTTGTTAAAAAATTTCATTGATGACAGTATTTTTATACTGTATATATTCTTGAAATTTTAGTAGTCTGTGATTAACAGGATTAATGAGTTTTCAATTTCCATTTTTGGCTCTAAAATGTCAAGAATATCAAGAACAATTCCAGCATTATGGTCATCTTCTCCGTATGATTCAACATACATATCGATTTTGTTCGATAGTTCAGTTGCAAATACCCTATTATAAGGTTTTTCAGGGTGGAGAATTCCTAACTCTTCAAGAATTTTATTAACATGAGGCAACTCTTCCTCATCATATAGGTCAAATAATCGTAGGGTTGCTGTAATTACTTTAAAACTAAATTGAAGCATTTTTTTACCCTCAATTTCAACCATTCGACTATAGGTTTTATCTTTATTCAGGTTAAATTTAATGTACTGCAGATTTTCCATTTCCAAGCACATTTGATACAAAAAGAAAACTGAATTAATTTCCTTGTGAACAACTTCAGAACCTAGCGTTTTGATTTTGTTAATTGTTGAAAGATAATTAGTTTCAAGAATAACCTTTAATTGGCTTGAAGATGTCATAATAGAATCTTCAGATACTGGAATAAAATCAGCCTGATTATGGAGTTGTGCCCATAACTTATTATCAATATAATTATATTTGTATAGTGTAACGTCTACTGCCGTTGGCATTAGACTTAAATCGAATTGCTCCATAAATTTACATATTAGTAAACTTGCATAGAATCTTCTAACTTTTGTAAAGTTAAATATAGGTCTTCTTTCGCAAATTTTTCAAGTTCTTTAAATTCTCTCTTGCCTATTTCATTCTTTTCCATGAAAAATGAGATAGCCTCTTCTGAAGGTATATATTTGCTTTTTGAAGTTACTTCTTTTTCGGGCTTTTTGGTTTTAGTGTAGATCCATCCTGGAACACTTTTAAATCGGGCAGCGACAAGCGACCAACTATCAATAACGGCGATTGGATTGATTCCATTCTTATTAAAGAATTGCGCATTTGAAGGGTATTGAATCGCAAAGAAGCGATTAATCATAAAATGATGTCGCTTCTTATTATTATTTGTAATTTTTTTATAATCGTTCGGCTTCGTGAACATTATCTTAATAAAATCAAACAGTTTTGTTTCGTCTAACATGTGATATGGCTTTTTCGAATAGTTCGAGTCTATTGTTACTATTTATATTAGGTTCTTTGATTTTGTTTATCTCTGCTACAACCTCGTCAAAAATACCTTCATTGCGGATTTCGATCAACAATTCATTTAAAATATCCTCATTTGTCATCTTAAAATAATGTATTTAATTGCTTGGTTTCAGTCAATTTATTAACTTCATCTAATTTTAAGGTTGCAAAGGGATCAAATCCTTTTGGAGCGCCTTTACCGACTGATGTTGTAGAACTCCATTCTGTTCCTTCAAGTATCTTTTCCATCTGAGTTAATCCAGACAACTGCGGCTCAACACTAAAGTCTTTATCAATTTCATTATAGATACTTTTTAATATTCCTTCTGGTATTGTGTTATAGTGTAGGAGCATTAAGTCTAGGTTCTGATTGAAACGAACACGTATTTCTTCAATAGTTGATTTGCCGACAACTTCATAGATTAGGGCAACAATAGTGTCAACTTGATTCGATGAAAAGAAATGGTCAATATGGAAGTTACCTTCAGTTTCTCTGTATTTTTCAAGGATTTGAAGAGCCTGTTTTTCAGTGATTGAGTAGTTTCTAATAGAACCAGTGCTTGTGCGCTTAGTCCATGTAACAACTGACTGGATATTATCACTCTTGTCACCTTGTAAGATTTTAGAGAAGATAAAATCATCACAATTAATTTCTTCGATTTTAACACCATTCTTAAGAACCCATGATTGTAAATCTTCTTTAAGTTTATCATTCATCACTTCATTAGAGGACATATTAAATAACATATCATCATTACTCATTGAAGTTGTACCTGCAGATTCTAATAATTCTTGGAATCCTTCGAATGCAATTAACTTACGTTGTGAGTTATAGTACCAAAGAGTATAAGCATCAGTTGCTTTATTATAATCGACTAATTGAATTAAATCACGGTCACCAGTCCAAACAATACAGTTTTTACCTTCATTGTTTAATTGAGTCGACCATCCGAATAGGATATCGTCAGCTTCGGCACCTGGTACTTTATGAATAATTACACCGCGTTTTGCAAGAATAGCTTGAAATTCAGTGTAAGTATTAAATACATTTTCCCAGTTAACTGAATTATCAGATACTCTTGTACCTTTATATTCTGCAGCAGGGAATAGGTCTTTACGCCACGATTTTGAATCTACAGCAACTACGATTTGGTCAACAAATGGAGTTAACTTTCTAACTTCTGAAGCAAAGTCAATGCATAACTTTCGCATGAATTGTTCTTGACCATCGCGATCGCCTAACAATTGTTCTTTTTTAGGACGAGGTAACACGAATAATCTACTGTGGACAAAGTAGTTACCATCGATAATCAAGGTATGTTTTCCTAATTTCATAGTTCTATAATTTATTTGTAAATATAAACAAAAGTTTTGACGCGGTAAAAC